ATGTGTACGTATTCATCTCTGTTTTTAGGTAAATTTTTTCTATCTGTAATAATCTTGTCGAGAGCAACCCGCAACTCCTCAAACGAGTTCTCTGCGATTATCTTTCCAAGCATGTTCAGACGGTTGTTGTCGGCGTCCTCAATGGCCTTGTTGAATTCCCTTATATTAGAAATACCGTCAAGGTCTTGGCTCTCTTTCGGTTTGCCGAATATTTTTCCACCCTTGCTGTCGGTAAAATATCCAGTTCCATTTTCTTTTGTGGTCATGTATTCGATGTTGTCGATAAACGAACCAAGGTCATTTTTAAAATTCTTGCTACCGAAAACAGTGAGTCCCTTTTTGAAACTGTCTAGGGTCGCTGCTATTGCCCCACCGTTTGACCTGGTGAGAATCATCGTCGGATTATTTATTTGTCCGATTATTCCATCCACAGCCGAACCAGATTGGTCCGTCTTTTTACCAGTCATGCGCTCTTTTCTTCCAAGTAGAGACAAGAAACGATTTCCCATTCCAGCAATCTCTTTGCCAAATCGGAACGAGTCGGTTATCGGCATGTCGTACTTGGCGTAAGCGTCATTTAGCGTTTTGCCATCAGCGCCGCGCCAGGCATTGATTGCCTGGTTTGTGTCGCCAATATAAACTCTCTGAATACCGTTTGAGCCCTTTAGGATGCCAGCGAACACTGGATTCATATCCTGTGCTTCATCGACCATCGCAACGTTGACCATTTCTGAATTTCCTATATCCGGATTGGTCAGGGCCCACATTTTCGTGATGTGAGTGTTCGTCATTGGGAGCATGCCCTCACCCTTGCCGCTGCCCTTTGGAGCTACTCGCGGCGTATTCATGTCGGCCCACATTTTTTTTGCAAACGGGATGAGTTCAGCGATAATTTCTGGATTATCTACTGCCATGTTCCCGTTGTATGCTCCAGTAAAATGCTGCTCGCCTATTTCTGAATCGCTACTAATAGCAAAGGCATCCACCGCCTTAGACACCCTCTTGTAAACGTCTGTTGCCGATAGCTCTTGCCCCTCATCGACCATTGACTTTACGCCAAGATATGACGCTCGGTCTCCAAATGTTTTTATTGGCTTGATATGACCTGGTGCTTGGTCAAAACTCTTTGTGGTCATCTGAGGGTTTATTGAGCGCATCGCGTTATACGAAACACCATCCATCGTCATAACGTTGACATTGTCTGGCATCCCTCTTTTAGCGACATCGTCTTTGGCGTTTTTGTTGAAGACCAAATACAGGACTCTTGCGGATGGGTCTACATCTTTTAGTCTTTCCGCAAAGTTGATTACAGTGGTTGTTTTTCCGGTTGCAGCCAATGCCGATATCTTTACGTCTTCGCCAGTCATCATCGCGTCTATTGCGCGAGCCTGTTCTACTGTTGGCTTTCTGTTTGCTGCAACTTTTGGATAGTCATATTCCGGAATAGATTCAAGTTCCGTGATAGCTCTTTTTTTGTTGGAGAACGGAATGCTAGGTGAGTCTTGGCGAGATGCCTCTGGGGCACTCTTCGGTTTGGAGCCACCAAACATTTTGTCCAATGCTGCCCATTGTTTTTCTGATAATTTTCCACCCTTGCGGTACTGGCGAGCAACGCTTGCGGCAAAGCTTTCCGTCCCATCAGATTTCTTTTTAGCGGCAGATTCGGCAGAATCTATGAGTCTTTTTTGCGTATCGGAATCTGGTGTGCCTCCCGAAGATAGACGCGATGAATCTTTTTTACCAGAGGACATTCTCTCTGATTTGGAGACCTGCTCCAAGAGACTGTCTGTGATGCGATTTTTTTCCACCAACGCACCGACAGTACCGTCGGTCTTAGATTCTTCAATTTCTTTATCCCAATCCATCGTTGGGTCGATGACGCGAGAATTGCTCTCTAGGTTGAAATCAAAATCTTGCTCAATAAATTTATCGAGCGTATTTCCATCTTTGTCTGTTGTTATTAGAACAGCAATATCGCCAGAATACATTCGAGCCACATTCCCGCGGACGAATTCATCTCTTTCTAGCAGCTCATATTCTGGTCCTGTCCCAGACACAACTACGCCCCTACGACCATCGGTAAGTTTTACCGTGTGTCCGACGAGCTCTGCCCCATCTTGGTGGGACATTAATTCATCTTGCACCTCGACGTCAAAGTCGAGTTCGGGATTGTTGTCCCTACTCCTATTAAACATCTCATATTGGCCTGCACCGTAAGCGGAGATATCCAGCGGTTCGGTGTCTTTTGCCATTTGCTTTTCAAGGTCTGCTACGAACCTGCCACTACCCGCAGTGCGTCCAGAAGAAAGCTTTCCATCTTTGTTCAACTCGTCGTATAGTGGGCCTCCCTTTTTGTATGCGTCGTAGTCTGGGCTGGCCTCGTGTTCTGCTGTGGCTTTCAAAAAATTCCGCATGTCCTCTTCAGACATGGAGTCTTTTATTGCGTCATTAAGGTTGTAGTTAGGTTCACTTTCACTGAAGTATCCGTCGTCGCCAGGGCGGTATTCGTAGTCAGATTTTTCAACACTGTATCTAGTGTTCAGATAGTCCCAAACATCGTTTTGGTTACCGTACCTTGCAAATTCCTCGTACATTTCGCGCTGAAGGTCGCTAGGTTGCGGCCCTCTTGCAAGCACGCCTCGCCTGTAAGGTATAAACGTTTCTTCTGCAGAAAGTCCATCAATTTCTTTAAGGCGTTCGGCTAGCCCGCCCGAAGAAAGGGATGGGCCAGATGGTTTCCGTTTTTGTGAATTTTTTTCTTTTAAAAGTTCTTTTGCATATTTAATTCTGGCCTGTAACGCCCTACGCTCATCACGCAATAGCGGGTTGTCCCCCAAATCGTTAAGCCTGTCCTCTGTCTCTTTTATTTTTGCTTTTAGAAATTCAGCGTCAACTTCGCTATCTTCCTTACCTGAAGAAAGTTTGCCCTCTGAATTGAGTTTGCGAAGTTCTTGAAGGTCAGGTCCACCCTGTGAATCTTCACCTTTTTTCACCTTCTTTAATTTCTTTTTCTTGTCTCCTGCGTCCAAAAGACCAAGGCTATTTAGGCTTTGATTAAGGTTGGCAATGTACTCTTTGCTTCGCTCCCGTACATCTGGATACTTTGCCTTAACATCATCCTTGATGGCGGACTCGATTCCATCCCAATTGTCGGAATCATCTTTGCTATGTGCATCAATGTAGGCGCCAACAGACCTTATGTAGCTTGAAAACCAGTCGCTATATTCTATTGATGCTTTTGCCTTTTCGTTAAACTTTGCAGGGCGCTTCCTTACGGAGTCGCCATTCCACATAACTCGTGATTGGTTTACGCCAATTTCACGACCACGCAAATAGTCTGAGCTAAAATTGCTGTCAGAGTTATAGCGTGGAACTTCTTGCCAACCAAGACCCTGCTCTTCCCACGCTTTTGCAATTGCCTCGTGGTCTATACGCTTCTGATTTTCTTCGGCGTTAGGAAATTGCTTTTCCATGTCCTCGGAGCGGTCGGCGTGTCGACGAAGGTTCCTTGTTCCGCTAGAGAGTTTTTCTTTACCATCTGGTTTTGCCGTATCAACTAGCTGACGCCTGGATGGCTTGGGGTTGTTTATTGAACCAGGGCCGTCTGGTGTTGGGTCTGGCTGTTCCCAGCCTGGGACGTTGTCAAACAGCGTTCCATCTAGGTTGCTGTCACGACGAGTCCTTGGGTCAAGGTCTCCACTGGGGACTCCCATGCCGCGTCCGCCACGGCGCTTCTTGCCGCCGATGTTCGGTCTATCTATCGCGCGGCTAGCTATTCTGCGGCCGAGCGCTTTTTCTTCAATACTGCTAGAAGCTATTTTTTTTTTTAAAAGAGCGTAAGCCGAGTTCGTTGCTGCGCTGATTGCGTCTTTTGATTCCTGGTCGAGCGGTGAATTGATTACAATTCCGTACTCGTTGACGGTGGTATCTATTCTGTGGTACTCAAGAACTGGGTCGATTACCGACTTAAAATAAAATGCGTCCTCAAGATTGACAGGAATTACGTATGACTGGTCTTGCGCCAAAAATGAGTCAAGACCCTTCTCCTCGAGCTCTCTCTCTTCTGTGCCCCACTCTTCGAGCGTCTTGTAGGAGCGACGCTTCTTGCGACGCTTCTTAACCGTGTTGCGCAAAGCACCAAGAATAAACTCGCCTGGGTACTTGGCTTCGATGTCTTCGACCATCTTGATTTCATCATCATCAAGGATGTCATTGTATTGTTTTTTGCCAAAGCCGACTACAACGCCATCTGGAATAATTGCGAATCTGCACTTGGCTTCATCTTCGACCTTGAAGTCAAGAATCTTGCACTTACCTTCACCTTGGTAAAGGACGCAGTTTGAGCACTTGACGCCAATGTCCTTTACTTTGTTTTCTGCTGGAGGATAGTATCCGGCCCAAATGCCATCACCGTCTTCATCAAACTTTCCGTACTTGCTGGCAATACGAACAAGCGACTCAGCAAGCTCGCTCTCTTCTGCGCCAAGCTCCGGCTTCTTATTCTTGTCAGAGCCTTCGTATTCGACAGGCGCCAACGGAACCATAACCATTCCGCCATTGACTGGCTTCATTGCGACAGGCATTGCCATTCCTGGATTGTTTGTTGATGGCTTGCTGGGTTTTGCAACAACACCTGGGATTGGCGAAGGACCAGATTGAACTGCTGGTTTTGGTTGCTCGGCCTGAATCAGTTCTGGCTTGCCAAACATGTACTCACTTCCTGTGAAGTGGTATCCAATTCTAAACTTTCCTTTTCCTGGCTTAACAAAAACAATAGAATTTTCTGTAGCCTCAACAACCATTACTGGACCTGCCGCACGGCGCGAAAGCTCCGCAACAACGCCAGCCAACTGGGGTCCGCTTATTCTTTGCGAAACACCCTCGTCGAAAAGTCCGTCCCTTCGGGGACCCTGTGGTGCAGGGGAACCAATAACCATCGGCATCATTCCGTGCATCTTCTCTTCGTCGCTCTTGACAGAGATTGTTCCTGTCAATTGGTTGGCTCCATGGAGGACTGGGGAAACTTCGTACAACTCTACTTCGTAAAGAACATTCGCCTGAAGGTTGTCGTCGTATTGTGCTCTGAGGGTTTTGTAACCGATTGACCACTCTTGCTCTTCGCCAAAGAAGGCTACGTTAGCAAATGCTTCTTTGCCTTTTTCTGACTGAAGATTGAACTGCACCTTTGCGTACAATCCACCGATGCCAGCCATCTTCATCTTCATTGGAAGTCTCTGGTCTGATGCTGGAACTTCGTATATTTCTAGAACCTTGCCGATTGGGTCGTTCCAGTTGTGACCCCATACGACACGCGGCTTGCGGCGCTGAAGGCTCTTAGCGAATGCACCAGTGGCGCAGATGTCGCCTACTGAATCCTTGTTGCCAATTCCAGAAACAAAACACTCAACAATTCCCTGTGCTTCATCAAGGTTGATGAGGCCATTGGACGCCTTGTATTGAATGTTTCCGAAATTAGAGTTTGGCATAGCGCTCCTTGGTTCTAAACGATATTAGAGGACCAACAAGTGCGCCCACAGCAAGTATTGGTATAAAACAAAATAGTTTCAGTAAATGAATTGGAAATCTGTTGTTTTACTGAAAGTCGCTAGATGAACTGTCCGAACTTCCACGCTCTGCGTGATTCGTCTTCTGCAATCTCAATGTTTTGTTTTCCAACCAGATTCGTGTACATGCTCACAAGGGCTCCACGGAAGGATGCCGCCCTCTCTTCTTCGCCCATGACAGAGAGTGAGTTGAACATCATCGAGGAGAGCTGGTTAAAGTTTTCTATGTTAATGCTCTTTATGCGAGCCATTTGAGAATCTATTTGTGCGTCAAGGTCTGATTTATTTATACTTTTTTCAGACTTTTGCCCATATCCCTCATTGTGCATATTGAATGAGTCTTGAATAATCGCCGAGATGACTGGTCGTATGTCCTCGTCCATTTGCTTATCCCAAACCTCTGGGGAAAGAATCGAATCTATTTCCAGAGTGCCAGCGAACAATGACTTCTTAGCTTTTGCGCCGCTTGATTTCTCAAGAACAACTCGTTGCTGTCTCTCGATGACTCGCTCTATGCTTCTGCTGAGTATCTCGTTCCACCTGTTCAGCGCCCCTATGCTCTTCTCTTGAAGGTCATCTTCCATGGATTTGTACATCATCTGTGATTGCTCTGCAGATGCTGCACCACCAGGTACCGGCTCTGCGGTTGTCGCAACGGCAGCAAGGGCCTCTGGGGGAATCGTGCTTTGCGCCAACTGGTCTGGGGCCGGAGCTTCGGTCTGTGCCAAGGCCCCCTGCATGGTATTCGGGTCAAGCGGAGGCTGCCCCTCCATTCCGGGCATTGGCGCTGGCGGCATTGGGGCACCAGGCATAGGTGCTCCCGGCATTGGTGCACCACCCATCTCTGCGGACGGAGCGGTCTCCATTTTTTTCTTTGTATTCGCGATTGGGATTAGGTTTGGATTCATGAGCAGGGAGTCGGCAAGGTCTGCTTCAACTTCTTTTCTTCCGGAACCTATTCTGTACTCGTTGTTACTGATGAGCCCAGTTTGGAATTCCTGCATCAGGTATCTTTCTCGCTCTTGCTTGTAGAGCTGAAGAATTGGAACCTCGCTGGTGTCAAAGTCGATGTAGTACTCGTCATCTAATTCATCAAGTGAGCGCGCTAGTGGCTCAAGGTGCGGAAGCATCGTCTCCATCCAGAAAACACGTATTTCTTCGCTTGCATTACTAAATGTTCGTCCAGCGGCATTACCAATGACCGACTCCGGCACACCAAATGATGCAAGGATTTCTTCTTTTGTAATCTGCCTCATTTGCGCATACGCAACATCTCTTGGCGAGGCAGAAGTGTCTACGTAATCAACACCGTCATCAGCAGAAATAACCGTTGTATGTCCAGCTCGTCCGATGTTTCCACGGAATCTGCTCT